CATCGCGTGCATATCCGCCACGGTCTGAGCCCGCAGCGCGTCGTGTTCTTCCTTGGTCATCTGTCTCTCCGTCGCTCCCCACGAGCGCCCGACACTATCAACAGACTGTGGAGCGTTGGTCAATCCGAGATTGGCCCCCTGATCCTGACCAGCTCGTCAACCGTGCGGGGGGACTGGCTGTGCGCGATGATCGTGTCTAGGACGGCGTTGACCGCGCTTTCCGTGCCATCGTCTCCAAGGCGATTTCCCCACGCATCAAATACCGCCACCAGGCACGCCGCCTTGATCTCGGCCGGCCCGCGCAGATCGTCGGTCAGGTCGCTCTTGTCCATCACTCTTCTCCCTCAGCGGGACGTGCCCGCGCAAATGCAGCCGCCATCTTGGCCGCGAAGTCGCTGTCGACCGACACCTCAACCTTGTCCTTCAACAGCCCTTGGATACGGGCCATCGTGGTCAGGGAGGCATCGACGTTTGGTCCCTTCACCTTCAGCACGCCGGTCTCGGACATGGAGGCTTCGGACAAGCACTCAAGCTGTTCGTCGGTCGCGTTCTCCAGATCGACCACGGGCACACCGTCCATCAGTTTGACCATGCCCTTGAGGCTGAACCGCGACCGCTTGGCGATCAGCGCCAGGGTCTCGTCGGGCGTCATATGGGCCGCACGAAACCGCTCTTGGCTAATATCCCTCACGCGAGATAGGATTTCAGCATCTTTCAGCAGGCGGAAACCTTGAGCATACGCCGTCTTTTGGCTGTATCCCGCATCCTTCGCGGCCTGGGTGGCATTGGCAGATCGCGCATACGACTGGCAGAACGCTTCCTGTCGAGCGTTGAGGGTCTTAGGCTTGTCGGTCATCGTGGCGTATCTACAAAGTCGCCGCACCAATGGTCACGCTTCACCAGCATCGACGAGACAGGGCCAGCACTGAAGCCGTGGATGCCAAGGCCAGCAGCAGCGTCATGGGCCGGATTTGGAGCATGGCGAACGCACTCGCCCACCACACTGTTGATCCAGCGCCAGAAGTCGCAGCCGGCGCAGCAGAGCGCGTGCTTATCGGCGAAGGCGTCGATGTGGTCCTGCTTGGTCATGCGGGCTTCTCGCCCAGAACCGCGTCGATCATGGCGGTAAAGGCGTTTCGTGCTTCGTCCTGTTCAGACTGTGGTGGCGTTTGGCTCCAGCGCCCCGGCTCATCCCACACGCACTCAGCGCCAGCCATCACGGCCTTGTCGTCAGGCTCCCTGATCGCAAGAAGGACGGCGCGGGCGATGGCGTCGTAAACAGCGGGGCAGTTCGCATAGAGCGACGGGCCGTTGCTCAGCTTGGCATCAGCGTCAGCAGCAGCCCTCGCTGCCTTCTCAAGTGCCGGGCTCACCGATAGATCGGGCTACCATCGCTGGCATACCCCCTCACTGTACGGGTTTGTCCCAGGCCTGAGCGCAGATCGTCAGTCGGCTTCAAATGCTTGACCTTGGGCTGGGTGCGGACCTTGGCTTCAGCCTTCATCCGGCCGGCGACGACAGCAGCATCAGAGAAGCCATCGACGTAGGTGATGCCGCCTGGCGTCAGCTTGTTCGGTGCATCAGGGCCGGGCTTCCACGTCACGTCACCAAGGGCCGGGTCGGGCGCGCTCAACGCTTTCACGATCCGCGCGCGATCGGCCTTCACTTGCTTCGGGGTTCGCTTGTCCATTTCCTCGTAGCTCTTGAGCTTGTCGAGGTGTTGATCAAGGGCGTCGTCAACGATCTGGCTCTTGGGGATGCCAAGGCTTTTCGAGAGCGCGTCGATCTTCTCGATCACAGTCGTATCGAGGCGGATGGGAAATGGTTTTCGTGCCATGCTCTGTATCTACACCGCGTATCTACAAGCCGCAAGCATCCCACTCATCCCTGTGCGCTCCCTGTGAGGGCGGAACGGGCGGCGAGTTCTTCCTCGGTCGGAAGACCGCGAGCCCAGGCGAATGCCTCGTCTCGGCCTTCGCTCATCGACTTGGCTTTGAGCGGTACTTCGCACTCCCATTCCCCGGCGTCCGCAAAGACCTCCATCGTTCCGTCTGGCTCGAAATGGATCTGCATGGTGATGCCGCAGACGACCCATTCCTCGACGGGGCATCCGCAGTCGGGATCAGGATAAGCGGCCTCGAAATATGCGGTTGTGTCGCTCACTTCCCGCTCTCCGCTGTCTGGGGGCGAAGGGCGGCACAGGCCGCGTAAAGCGGATCGCGGACACGATACGGCATCTTGTATTTGCGTTCCTTGTCCCACACGATTGTCGCTTCCATCGCGAGAACAGCCTTTCGCACCGCCTCCCTGTCCGGCCTCCAGCTATCCGGGGCCTGGGTGCGGAGGGCGGCGAGTTCATAGGTCGCCTCGAAAATGGATTGTTCAACGTTCCATTTCTCACCGTTCGGGCCGGTGCAGATGTAGTCGCCGTTGCGGAGCGTGTGCCGCCCCTCCAGGGTTTGAAGACACCATTCGGCGGTTGATCTGCGAGGATCGGAGAGCCCGTCAGAGAATACACCCTCCGGGATTTTGCCCTCGGATGGCAGGAATTGCTCTGCGCTGACGAGCGCGGTCTTGCGGTACAAGGTCATTTCGCGGCCTTCCGGTCCAAGCGTTCGATTTCAGCGACAATCAGAGCGCCTGCGCGGACCAGATCACGGCGACGATTTTTCGGCTTCCACCACGTCTCTGACCACGGCCAGTGCTTGAATAGCTCGTAGGGCGTAGACTGGTGATCGCCGCCGCATTGCCCCTCGCCACGGTAGTCCATGACGTACCGCTCAGCCTCGTCAGGCCATGCCGCAGCGAGCGCATAAGTGGCTGCGGCCTGAGCCATTTGGTATCGGTCATGCTCGTCGTCATGGGCTGTCATCCATCCTTCAGTGGACCTCTGACGTTCCCGCTCTTCTGCGATTTCGGCCACAACATCCCGCTCAGCCTTCAGCCCTTCGATCTCGGACAGGAGGGCGTAAAGGGCCTCAGTCATCGTCGCGCTCCGAGATTTCGGTGTCGTGCATCCCGACATCGGGACCTTCGTAATCGTCAGGGCGACCATCAGTCGGCGCACCGAAACGAAGCGCCTTGTCGATAGCTTCAACAATCAGGCTGATTGCGTGGTCGGCCAGACTTACCGGCGCGTGACCGCTGCCGACGTTATGACCCCCAAGCGGAGCCCCGCACATACAGGTCGAGTTGTCGCTCAGCGGATATGTTACGACCTGTTCCTTGACCTCAGCGAGAGCCATGTAGAGGTCATGTGCGCGTCCAGCAGCGCCGTCTCTGGAAGCCCTAACGTACTCAAGCCTAGCCTCGGTATCGATGTGACGCCCGCGTTCCTCTGTGATGAACCGTTCGCAGTCCTCGACCGACACGGCGTTGATCGAACCGGGCACGTCCTCCCCGCCGCAGATCGCCAGCTTGAGACGATCAACGTCATCGGTGGCTAGATAGAATTTGCGCTCGTATTCCTCGAACCCCGCATTGGATTTCTTCAGAGCAGCCTTCAGCCCTTCGATCTCGGACAGGAGGGGGGCTGTGACCTTGATAGCGACCTTCATATTGATGGACACGGCAAGGACGGAACAAGTGGCGTCACTGAGCCCAGGCGCGCCCTTCCTGATGGTGTCGTATGCGGCGGTATAGACGGGGCTCTTACCTTCGCCTTCCACCCGCTTCAGCTCGGCGTGATCCACGGCGGTCATTGGGGCTGCTCATTCAGGGCGGTCATTAGCGTTACGATCTTTCTGACTGTGGAGACATCGATACCTACTTGGGAGGCAATCTTTGTCTGGCTAAACCCCTCGTCTTTGAGGCGTAGAACGTGGTGTTTCTCTTGGTCGGTGATTCGGCCCCGTGGTCTAAGGCGACCTCGCGCAGCAGCTTCGCGTGCGTTTTCCACCAGCGACCCCGCTCTTAGGTGTGATGGATTAATGCACTGAGGAACATCGCAGGAATGTAAAACGCATTGACCAGGCGTTAGTGATCCTCCGTGTGCTAGGAACGATGCGCGGTGTGCGGAGACCGTCTTTTTGTTGAACTTGACCTTCCCGTACCCAATTCGGTCGGTAACCCCCTCCCAAAGCCAGCACCCACCAACTGCATCCATTTGTATGCGTGATGGTATTTCGGGAAGGAAGTTTTCTAAAGTCCGCCTGCGAGCCCTATTCATTTTACAGCCCCCGCTTCCGGCTCCGACGTGCGGTTGCGGAGGGCGAGATAGTCCCGAAGCACTTGGCGGCCGGGCTCATGGTTGCAGGCGTCGATCCACTGGCGGATTTCCGTATCGGTCATAGGACGCCTATCCCGCGCGGATGGAGCGAGTCGGCCCAGGTACGGAACAAGGATCGTTCGCATCCCGGCGTGATTACGGCGACTGATAAGCCCCTCGGATTCCATCCGCTCAATCAGCTCAGCCGCCTGATTGTAGCCGATCTGGAGACGACGCTGGAGGTAGGAGGTGGAAGGCTTGTCGCGCGTCGCAAAGACCTTAGCGCGCTCGTACAAGTCCCCCGCCCCCTCGGCTGGGGCTTCCTCGCGGGCTGGCGGGGAGGCGGCGATCTTGAGGGCTTCTTCGATCACTAGGCGCGCATTGTGACCGGCCGACCTTGCGGGGTTGCCGTGGCGGCGTTCCAGCAGAAGATCGCGCGCCTCTTCTAGCAGCAGCTTCATTGCATCAGCCATCAGACGGGCTCCTCAAAAATATAGGCCTTGGCGCTCACGTCGTATCGAACGTGGGGCGGATCAGCGGCCATGAAGGCGGAAATGTCGTTACTGGCTTGGGGCTGGCTTATGTCAAACTCGCGCATCAGATCGGCCCGCCTGATCTGCCCAAACTGGCGAAGCGTCGCGGCGATGAACTCCTGCCGCCGATCCTTGAACCAAGCGCTCACAGCTCGTATTCCGATGTGACGCCAGTCAGGAACATGGCGTGTTGAAGTTCGTGCAGGAGTTCGTTCAGTTCTTGAACTTGACTGAAGTTTCCCGCTGCTTCGGCGGCCTCTTTGTCGGCCATCGCGTCTTCGATCTCAGACGCGAGTTCGCGGGCGCGGCGATAGTTCGGGCGCAGGACGCTCACTTCCCCTCTCCTGCGGGTTGGGCGGTGAGGGCTCGGTCGATGTCCGATACGCGGCTGTCGATGGCCTCGGGGACGCCCTCCCAGCGGAACAGCCCGTCGTGGTTCTTGATCTCGCTGGCGACGTTTCGGCGCAGCATAGAGAGGGTTGTCCGCGCCTCCCGCAAAGCCCCCTCCAACTCCCTCTCCCGTTCTGAGACGGGCGGGGATGCGAGGGCGGCTTTCAGGCAGTCGAAGAAGTCGCCCCATTCATAGAGCGAGCCCGTGCTGCCGGTATGCGCCATACGGATAAGGTGGTCGTTAAGCGCCGGGAAGCGGCGTTCAATCGTCTCCCCCTCGCTCGCTGCTGACGTTGCTGGGCGGGATACGAAGGTGAAGATGCCGCTCCATGTGCCGTGTCGGTCCCCCTTCATAACGATGTCGTTTCCAGAACCCGGCGCGTTATGGGTCCGCTTGCCGAAAGCGTATTCTTCGCCTTCAAGATGCGCGCGCGTGTGAGGGTTCGTGCACCGCAACACATCCCCCTCCCGCAGCAGAGGAACGTCACCAGCCGTCAGAGGCCGGTCGGTCGGCGGGGTTTGCGGGGTCGGGCTCATGCGGCGGCTCGCTGTTGGAGGGGGATGGCGTCCACGTCGGCGATGCGCTGGCCGATCCAGGCCATCACAGGAACCGCCATCGAGTTGCCGAGGGCTTTGTATCGGGGACCGTCCGCAGCGGGCTTTCCGCGCATCTGGATGGCCGTGTAGTCGTCGGGGAATCCCTGAAGGCGCTCGCACTCGCGGGGCGTCAGGCGCCGGACACCCATGGTGGCAATGTAATCCCGGCTGGATCCGCCGCTGGCCGCCCGCAGAGCGCCCACAACCTCACCATCACCCATGACTTCCGGCACCGCTCCGGTCTCTCGTCCACGAAGGGCGAAAGCGATGGCCGGCATGACGCCAGCGTTCGCGTGGCTCTTGCTGTGACCGCCCGCCCTAAGCGTGGGCGATAGATCCGACATCGCGTCGGCGCCGTGGTCTTTTGCGCTGAAGGCGATCAGGGTGCATTCGTTCGGATCAAGCCGTCCGGTCGCCGTGTGGCTCGCCGTGTGGCTCGCCGTGAGCGACCTCGCGGTTTGCCCATCGGTTCCAATCCCAGCCGGGATTAGATGTCCGGCTTGTCCCTGGTTGTCGTCTGCGCCACACGTTCCAACGCCATTTGCAGTGAGGGCGGCAACGACCGATTCCTCTTCGCGGCGCGGCGCAGAATGCCCAGACAGGCTTTGGCGCTCAAAAAGTACCGCAGCGGCACGTCGCCAGTCTCCAAAATATGCGACAGCGAAGACGCGACGGCGCTGCTGGGGAACTCCAAGGTGCTTAGCGTCAAGCACTCGGTAGGCGAACCCGTACCCGAGTTCGACCATGCCCCCGAGAATGGCTCCAAAGTCCCGTCCTCCGTTCGACGACAGGACGCCGGGGACGTTCTCCCAAACCAGCCATCGGGGCCGCAGTCGGTCAGCCAGCCTAAGATATTCGAGGGCCAGGTTACCGCGGTCATCGTCCAATCCGCCTCTGAGGCCGGCGATGCTGAAAGACTGGCAAGGTGTTCCTCCGACCAGAAGGTCGATTGGCTCGTATTGACCGGCCTCGATCGTCGTGAAGTCGCCATGCAGCGGGGTCTCCGGGTAGTGATGCGCCAGGACCGCGCGGGGGAAGGCTTCGATTTCGGACAGGAAGGATGCCCGCCAGCCGAGTGGATGCCAGGCGACCGACGCGGCCTCGATGCCCGAACAGACGGATCCATAGACGAGGCCCATCACACCCCCTCCGCAGTAGGGTTAGAGGCTTGGCGGGCTCGGAGGATGGCGATGCAGAGTGCGAGCGCAGGGGTGGGGGCGTCACTCATAATTGCGGGGGCACCCTCGTAGGACCGGACGCAAGCCCATCCCGAGCCATCGTGATCGCGCTCAACGATGCACCGGCAACACGGCAGCGCCCGTTCCGCCAGAGCCAGGGCGGCGTCTAGGGAGGTGGTGTAGTTCGGCGACCCGGCCTCCAACGAGGCCATTCCTAAGCCGCGCGGCAACCGAGAGAACTCGCCAGGCAATGGCTTCGGCAGGCCCATGGCTCCGCGCCAGAATGCAGCGGTTGCCCGGTCGCGTTCCAGCGTCCAGCAAATCTCGGCGTCGAGAACGATAGACGGGCGCTCAGCAGCTTCAAGATGAGCCAGCACCTCCGAGACAGAAGCCCCGCCCATAGGGGTGTCGGTCATTTCGATTCTCCGTTCTTGCGAGTGCGGACCTTGCCGTCGAACCCGCGCGTCTGTGATTTGTCGAACCCTCGGCTCTTGAGCTGGGGTCCGTTCTTAGCGCGCCGCGCCCATTGTCCGGTCTCGCCCGCCTGCGCCTTGGCTTTGGCGATCGTCTTCACGTCGGATTTCGTCTTCAGAGCGTGGCAACCGTCCTTGTGGGCCACGCCAAGGTTCTTGTCGCTGTCGTCCTGGCTCAGAGCCCACGGGATTTTATGCTCAGCGTCCCACGCCTGCCCGCCGAGTACCTTCAGGCCACAGAGGTAGCAGACACCCTTGTCGCGGAGCCACAGGCGATCCTTGCGGGCCTTCGACATGGACGGACGTTGCGGCGCCTTCACGATCCACCTCCGATGTGCGCGTTCCAAGCGCGGATCTGACGCATCGCCGTCGAGCGATTGGACCTCATAACGCGGGCGATGTCACCCAAGGAAAGGTGCAGCCGGTTCCGCAAAGCGTGGGCCAGGTGTCGCCGGGCCTGTGCAATGTGCGGCATCTTGCGGCTCCCCATGATCGCATCAACGGTGACGAAGTGCATCTTTGCGATCTCGTTCGTCAGGGCCTCGACCGCCGCCCGCTTGCTGTGCGCCACGCCCAGGCGATACCGAACGATCTTCTCGCCCAGCGCAGCATCGGCGCTTACGTTCAGATCGGTGAACGTCTTCGCCGCCATAGCCGGGTCTTTCTCGACCAGCACCGCGCCGGCCGAGGCGATCCACGACGCGACCTCAGACGGGTCCATGTCGGAGATAGCCGTCATAGTACGATAAAGGCCGCGATGGTTGTGACCACGATCGCAGCGATAGCGGCCAAGGACAGCCATGTGAACCGCCGCGTCGAAGGCGGGATGCTATAGTCTGGATAACGGTTGTTGTGGTTCCGCTCACGCATGGCGTCCTCGCGCATACAGTCGCCTTGCCAGATTTCGTCATAGGGTCGCATGGTCATTTCTCCGTCAGCCCCCACGGCTGATGTGCAACAGGTATTGCAACGGCGCGGGGTCTGTCAACACTTAATCTATGGGTCCAAGAGATCCGTCGAAAATCGGCGGCTTCACCAGCTCGATCTTCCTTTTTTTCAGGATCGCCATCGCATTGAAATTGTCCATCAGACGGGTCCAGGCCATCCGAGTACGGGGCAACAGACGGTTGTTGTGGAGGACGGCCCCGCACAGATAGCTGTCGGCATACTCACGCGAGGTATAGTCCGCGATTTCATCCCATAGTTCACGAGGAACGGTCAGGCGAAGGACAGGGGTGAACTTAGGCATCGGTCATGTTCTCCAGAAGGGCGCGGCGCGCTTCAAGCGCAGCGTCCGATACGGTTGAGGTGTCATCTTGCAAAAAGGCTCTCCAACGTTCCTCGGCGAGCCACTTATGAAATCCCGGCGCACCTCCCGTCCTGCCTTTCTCGACAGGCGCAGAGCTGTAGGACGAGACCGCTACGAAAAGACGATCTTCACCGCCCGTCGCGACAGCGCGAGACCACGCCTCACGAGCGGCGGGGACATTGGTCGCGGCCTTGCCGCTGGCCGGGTATGCCTTCAGCGCTTTCTCAAAACTTTCGTCACTCGCGCCCAAAAACGTGTGAGCGTTTTTGTCTGTATCTGACTCTGCATCTGTATCTGGGCGTTCATCTGCGTTCGCTTGCGTTCGCTTGCGTTTCTCTCGCCAAGCTGCCGCCCTCTCAGCGGCGCCATCTTCCCGCTGTGGCTGGCGTTTTGACCATCCGGTAAGCCTTCCATCGTCGTCCAGGACCTTGCCCTTCATCGCAACGATGATGGCCTCTACATCGGAGGTCTCAAGATCGAGAGCGGCGGCAACATCCTCGCTCTCGAACGCATCCGTTCGCCCGCGTTCGTCTGCGTTCGCACTCGCCGCGACCATGAGAAAGTTGAACACCGCGATCACGTCACCGACGCGTTGACCCGAACGGCGCGCAACCACGCGCCACTTCGGATCAGTCGGCATGTCATGCCAGAGACGGACCCACGAACTCATCCTTGAAACCCTATGCGGGCGTATGTATTCTGATCAGGCACGTCGGTTGGCTCCTTCAAGAACCGGCTGCAAATGAGGGGGGCAGGCCCTGGCAGGCCGCTCCCCTCCCTCCTTATCCGCTATCAGACACGCGCCCGCAACGGGAATCCCCACGCGACCAGGGCCGCGCACAGGTTCTCCACCGATCGACCGCTCGCGCCACGGCCCGCCACCCACAGGATGTCGAGGATGCGCTTCTGATCTGGGGTCAGGGTTCCAGTCGCCGCCTTGACCTCATAGTGGTAGGTCTGGCCTGCGTCTGGCCCCGTCAGCTTCATGAACACCAGATCGAACAGGCCCGGCCGCAAGCCCTGGCGCTTGGCCTTGGCCTTCGCCCGCGCGCTAGGCAGACGGACCCCGTTCAAGGTCGCCGACCACCAGTAGTCCGGCGACGGCTGGGGCAGAGCGATGTCGAGGAAATCGACCATCAGCTCTTGCAGGTCCGCCTCGGGCTGCTTTCGGCGCTGTTTCGGCCTGGCGCTCTTCTCGATCAAGCGCAAATGTTGAGGCGGCCAGCTCATCGCGGTTCCGTCGCGTTGTGCATACGGTCGAACGTCGCCAGCAGAGATCCTAGAGATGGCGCGTTTGTTGACGGAAGTCGGATGTTTGATCCAACCTTCGGACCCTTCTCGATCCGAGCAAAGGTCACCGGCTCATTGACGAGCGCCAAGGCTCTCCCACGGCGCCGAAGGTGGCCCAGGTCTTCAAGGTCCCACAGCGCCTGCATCGTCGCGTTCACGCCGACGCCCGTACCGGTGGAAATCTCTTTCACAGTCGGGGAATATGGCTTCTCGCATTGCCACTTCAGGACAAAGGCGAGGATTTCAGATTGTCGAGGGGTCATTGGCCGACCGCGCCCGACGCGGAATCATCGGGCGCGGTCTGCGCTGACGGCGAGGTGGGGTCAACGCCAGCGGTAGCGAACAAATGCCCGCGCAGCCGCCAGTCGTCAAGCGCCGCTTTGAATAGGCTGGCCGTTGAAATCCGATAGCCATCAGCCAGAAGCCCTATCGTCGAGACAGACGGGTTCTGCGCCCGGCCTTGCTCCATCTGCCAAATGTGCGGCTTCGACAGGCCTGTGACCTTGGCGGCTTCAGACAACGACAGGCGCAGAGCAACCCGTCGTTCATGGATGATGCGAGGAAAGATTTGTGTCATGCGTACATTCTGGCATCACACTCCCGTCTTTTGCAATATGATTTTTTATGTTGACGCCATCGCCGCCGATATGCGACCGTCAGTCATCGGAGGCGTGGGGCCTCCCCGGAGATCATCAAATGTCACTCACCCCCGTCATGGTTCACGGCGGCTTCCGCATCATGGATGTAACGGAAGCCCGCGTCGGAGACGACATCGAAACCGATTTCGCCTGGGTCGAAGAGAGCGAAATTCTCTACCCCGAAGAACATGAGGCCGAGCTGGCCGTGCAAGGAATGAAGAAATGACCGACACCACTCTCCAACTTCGCAACGACCTCGACGCCCCGCTCGTCGATGCCGAGTTCATCGGCATGAAGCACAAGGCGGCGTTCGTCATCGCGACGGCCGTTCTAAACGCCGAGGCCCAGCTACCCGCCAAGGTCGAGACCGACGCCGATCTCGACCGGCTGGCAAAGCACGTGAAGGACGCGCGCTCTGCGAAGGCAGGCCTTGAAGCCGCGCGCACCACCGAGAAGAAGCGGTTCGACGAGGCTGGCAAGGAAGTCCAAGCACTCTTCACCCCGCGTCAGGCCAAGCTCGACGCCACCAGCGCCGTCGCCTTGGGCCGCATCAACGCGCACAATCGCATCGTGGAAGAGAAGCGCCGGGCCGAGGCCGCCGAGGCCGCTCGCGTGGAACGGATCGAGGCAGATCGCCGCGCCGCCGCAGCGGCAGCAGTAGAATCGCAAGGTCTGAACGACGTGGCTGAGACCATTCTAGATTCAGCCCTCGACAGCCAGGCCGTCGCGGAGAAACTGGATCGGGTCTCGACCGGATCGGCCGCTGATCTCGTCCGCACAACCACCAGCTTCGGTACGGTTACGAGCGCCACGAAACTCACGTTCGAGGTAATGAACAGCACCGCCCTTCGCGCCACGCTTGGAGCCCTGGGCGATCACTTCGGAGCCGTCGAGATCGAGAAGGCTATTCGGTCCTACGTCACCGCGAACAAGAAGATCGGCGCCACCGCCGCCACCATCAAACCCATCCCTGGCGTTCGCTTCTTCGAAGACCGCTCCGCTCAGGTCCGCTGATATGACCGACCAGAAAGAACCCACCATGACCCAAACCGCCGAGCTTGTTCATTTCGAGCCAATCCCGCAATCCAGCGCCTTGACGCCGATGGCTATGGTGTCCCAGGCCGTTTCGAGCGGGGCCAGCATCGAAATGGTTTCCAAGCTGATCGACCTTCAAGAGCGCATGGAGAAGACGCAGGGCCGCAAATCTTTCGACATTGCCGTGTCCGAGGCGAAGGGCGAGATCCCCGCCATCGTGAAGAACAAGGATGTCGGCTTTGAATCTCAGCGCACCGGCAGCACGACCAGCTATTCACACGAGACCTTGGGCGCCATCGCAGCCGTGGTTGATCCCGTCCTGCACAAGCATGGCCTGTCATATCGCTACCGCGCCGCGCAGCATGACGGCGGCCGTATCAGCGTGACGTGCGTTCTCTCGCATCGGGACGGCTACTCCGAGGAAACGACGCTGACGGCCGGCGCTGACGACTCGGGCAAGAAGAACAGCATCCAGGCCATCGGCTCAACGACGACCTATCTTCAACGCTACACCCTGAAACTGGCCCTTGGGCTGGCAACTCAGGATCGGGACGATGACGGAGCCTCAAGCGAGGACTTGCCGATCAGCGGGGCCGCGCAGGCCGCAATCGACCTTGTTGCAGCCTGCACCACCCTGAAAGACCTGTCCGACTGGCGTGTAAAGAACGATCCCATCGTTCAGAAGCTCGACAGCAACGATGCCGACGCCGTGGTTCGCGCGTGGAAAGAGCGCCGCCGCCAGATCGGTGACGCTCAATGATCGAGCAGGGCTCACCGGAATGGCATCAGCTTCGCGCCGGCAAGGCCACGGCCAGCCGCATCGCGGACATCATGGCTCAGGGCGGGGGAAAGATGCGCGCCGCCTATATGCGCCAGCTTGTCGCCGAACGGTTGACCGGACTTCCGACGCCGGGCGGATTCAAGAGCGGTTCGATGCAACGCGGGAACGAGGTGGAAGCCGAAGCCCGCGAGGCCTACGAATATCACACCGGCCTATTCGTCGATCAGGTCGCGTTCGTCGATCATCCGACGATCGACATGGCCGGTGCCAGCCCTGACGGTCTCGTGGCTGACGAGGGCGGCGTCGAGATCAAGTGTCCCGACAGCACCACACACATCGACACGCTCCAGGGCGCAGCGATCGACGGCGGCTATCTCAAGCAAATGCACTGGAACATGGCCTGCACCGGCCGCCAGTGGTGGGATTACGTCTCCTTCGATCCGCGCCTGAAGGATCCCGCCATGCGCCTGTTCATCAAGCGCATCCCCCGCGATGACTACCTGATCGGACACATGGAAAAGGCCGTGAAGGACTTCCTGATCGACGTGCGCGGCACGGTCGCTCAGCTCCGCAACCAGTATGTTCACAAGCCAGTCGAATGAACCCGCCAGTCGCTTTTATCTATCAGGGCGGGGCTATGCTCCCGAAATATCCCCGCATCGCCGCCCGTCTCTACGCCGAGGGCCATCAGTACCTCATGAGCGAGGTTGAGATTCGATCCGAGGGATCCCACAAACAAAATTTTGCTTGGCTGAACGAGGCGTGGAAGTCTTTGCCCGAGGAATACGCCGAGCAGTTTCCGACCGTCGAGCATCTTCGCAAGCGCGCCCTGATCGAAAGCGGGTTCTATCATCAGACGATCGTGGACGCCGGCTCGAACGCCGCCGCTCTCCGCGTCGCCGCCTACATGAAGGCCAAGGATGTTTTCGCCTGGGTCATCGTGCGCGGAGCCGTGGCCGTCGAGCGCACCGCCAAGAGCCAGTCTCATCGGCACATGGACAAGACCGAGTTCAACGCCAGCAAGCGGGGCATTGCGTCGTTTGTCGCACCCCTGATCGGGCTCGATCCCGACACCCTTATGAAACAGGAGGAATCCGCATGACCACCACACGACGCATCGTCCTAGCCCTGGCCGCTTTCTACATCAGCCTCAGCGGTTCGGTTCAGGTCAGCGACGCCATCATTGCAGGCCACAAGCTCGCCGCCATCGCCATAACGATCGGCGCCGTTGGAATGGCCTGTGCCATCTTCTCCGAAATCATAAAGGACGTGACCAAATGACCACCACCCGAACAAATTCCAAAGGCGAACAGGAAGTCATCGCGGAGATGATTTACAGCCACCTCGTCAACGCCCACAAGCGCGCCGTCTCGGCCGAGGAACGCGCTCACACCCACGCCGACGCGATGGGCGAAGACTATTCCAACAGCCAAGCGGAAGCCGAGATCGACGCCATGAAAGCCGAGATCGACAGGCGTGACGAGGCCTATGCCAAGGAGCAGGCCGAAACACAAACTTGACGCAACGCAGGATGAGATGAATATGCAAAGGGCGAGGCGGCTCCAACCGACCTCGCCCTTCTGACTTCAGCCCTATGACGAGGACCAAATGTCTGAAACCACCGATGCCACTAGCGCGACCGATGAGCAAGAGTTCTGGCTCGACATACCCGACATGATCGGATTTTATCAAGCCAGCTCTTGGGGCAGGATAAGGTCTCTTCCACGCGCCACAACTTCAGGCGTGGTATTGAAGTTGAACACAAACAGACAGGGGTATTTTCTAGTAACGCCATGCGTCAGAGGCGTAATCACCACCCGACAGGTCTCAGGCCTAGTTTGCTTAGCGTTTCATGGGCCACGCCCAGCCGATAAAGACCTCGTCGCGCACGGCGATGGAAACCACCAAAACAACCGCTACACAAACCTGCGATGGGCGACCTTCATCGAAAACGAAGATGACAAACGACGCCACGGACGAGAGGCCTCCGGTGAACGGAACCCAGCTTGTAAACTGACTGAGAAACAAGTCGCGGAAATCAGAGAGACCGACTTCTCTAGACATGGATCCGTTGTCGGTGCGGCCCAAAGGTACGGCTGTAGCACGAGCCTGATTCACCAGATCAGGAACAATCAGGTTTGGAGCGATGAAGGAAACCACGCTCGGCGGGTCCTGAGACGATCTTCGCCGAAGAGGCCAAGGGCCTGATCGAAGATTCAGGAAAGCGTGGAATCAGTCGTGACCCTCGCCTCACCGCCATCGTCTGGCGTTTGGTCTCCCCCGCCGCTTAAGCCCCCGGCAGCGACATTCGAGGATCGTGAGGCGTCGCGTTCTCGACCATCGCGATCTTGACGTTGACTCGTTCAATGCAGTCGTCGATCGCGGCCTTGATAGCATCGGCAGTCGCGTCGAACGGGATGCCCACCACAGCGCCAAAGTTGATCGCATTGCGCTGCGTCTTAGACTCGATCTCAAAGCCGTCCACGCCGAGTTTCAGCGTGGTGTCGTAGGGCTGTTCAGCGGCGTATAGGGCCGCGACCTGAAATGGCTGCACGATGTCTCTCCTATTGGGCCAAGGCTGTCTTATAGCGCAGCGTGCCGACGATAATAGACGGCGTACCGGGGACAGCCGGCGCAGGCCATGCGTTGTTGTAGTCTTGGATGGACAGGCCAAGGCTCCCAGCAGGAGCGCGGGCGCTCAGACCGTAACCCGTACCGCCGAAGCTGACCGCGCCTTCAGCTAGATCATCTTGCGGCGCCGTGCGAACATTGGTCAGCAGGCCACCGGTCGGGCTTCCAGATCCGTCGTCAGTGACAGTGATCTTGAACCAGAGCGTCGCCCACCCATCAATGTCGATCCACTCCAGCGCCTGGCTGGTATAGGTGATCGGACGAGCATCCTGGGCCGCGACCGCCATGACGTGCGGGACGCCCTTGTGCATACCCGTGAACGTGCCCGAGCCGTCCCACTCGCCGGTTCCAAAGCCGCCAGTGTCGCGAGCGATTGAGCCCTGAAGACGATCAAAGCGAGAGCCGGGACCGAGGTTCTGAACGGCCTCCGCGCCCATGTTCAGGCGGTTATAGTCCACGTCATAGCGAACCTTCAGCCGGTTGTTGATGCCGGGAGCCTCGAACACGCCACCGCCGTTTTCAAAGCAATTGAAGCCGTCGATTTCAAGGACAGCCTGATTGCCTTCCAGAAGGATTTGAGGATCAGCCTTGTTGTCACCCTGGGCAACGAACCCGTAAATCTGGGCAGAGAACCCGCCAGTGACGCCCGCTTCCATGTGGAGCGAGGTACGGGTAATGTCGGCGTCCAAGTCCCATGCAATCAGGCGCGCAACCGAGCCGCCCGGATAGCTCTCAGCTTCACCCGCCATCGTGCGCGACGATAGGGTTTGACCGCTCGAGACATAGTAGGTTCCAACGCCGCCGAACGTGTTCGGACCAAGCGCCGTGACCCGCTGACCCGCCGTCACGCCAGTCCCGGTGATGACCCGGCCGACCGTGATCGAACCGCTCGACACGGCCGATACGGTCATGACGTTGCCGGCGATGGAGGCCGTGAACGAGGACGCAACGATGGTGCGCGTCACGCTTTGCTTGATCGTCATGAATGTGCGGTTGACGATGGAGAAGCATGACCGCAGCGTCGGGTGATCGCACCGGCCGAAGGTGTAGGATTTCAGGTTGGCCTTGCAGTAGTCAAGAACCTTGGTGTCCTGATTCCACCAGGGCCATTGATGGATGTTCTCGAACAGATCCTTGTCGTAGGAGTGTTCGAGCGTCGCGATGCTCATAAACGCGTTGATCCGAATATCGCGCAGACGGATGCGGTCGCCGCTCAGATCATAGCCGCGCGTCGAGTGCGGATGCCAAATGTCGTCAAACTGCCAGTCATTGCCAAGATCGACCTTGAAGTCTGCAAGGCAAGCCTCGTTCGGCGTCCAGCTACCCGATGTAGGAACAGCAGGCTGGGGGCGAAGGACCGTGATTCCAGACACCCGGCCGCCCGGCGCGGATCGGCCATTGTCCACGATGAAGGCGTGCCCGTTATGCGCGGCATTGAACACGCCGCGCCGAAACTCATCGGTCTTGTTGCCATAACCATCGGCCACCGCACCGCCTGTCTCGATCTTTGTTCCCGGTCGCAGATAGATCGGAGCATCCAGGGTCGAAACCCCGCCCTGCGTTCGTAGAGAAGCGCCCGCCGCCGATGTCTCGTTGATCGCCTCCTGGAGCGGGCCGACGTTCGAGTTATTCCCCGAATAGTCATAGCCGGCATAATCCGACGTATTGGCGATCCGGCTGTTGGAGAACTCGCGAATATAGGCAGGCGCACCGATCGCATCGAACAGGGTTTCGCCCACGTCTTCAGTGATGTTGGACCCATCGAGGCGCACAGCCAGATTGTTGACGGCCGCCGCACCAGCAGCGGCCCCCGCTTCCTCGGCCTGGGAGATCAGCTCAGCGCCCGCTCCCTCAAGCGCCCCGTCATAGGCCGCGCGCTGCGCCCGCAGAGCCGCGCGGTCCAAGCCCTCGTTCAAGTTCTTCAGCCGAGACGATGTGTCCGACCAAACTTGTTCTTGCGTAAGTTTCGGCTTGGCGATGACGCGCATCGAAACGCCGACAGCCACCGCACCGGCCGACAGAACGATGGTCCCACCCTCAAGAACCTGGCCGTCGAGAGCCATGTTCCGGTTGACCGTGTAGAGGCCGGGATCAACAGTGACTTGAGACGATCCAACACCAGTGACGACCTCGACCTCAGAGGGTGAAAACACCTTGTAGTCAAAGGAGACCGTCTGTTCTGCGCCCGTTGCGGCGAAGGGACCGGCAACGATGTTGGTCACGGTCACCGTCATCGCAGTTCTCCAGCGTAGGCAGGCCGTCTAGACCCACAAAAGCCCGGTTCAAAATATACTTTTTCCATCTCGCGGCGGGCTCGAACCGCCCGGCCAAAGCAATCGCTCATCACGACGTTCTGCTTTCCGTCCCGATTAACACGAGCCTTCCACCTAGAAGACTGCTTGTCCCAACAAACGCCCAAAACGCCACTCGTGTTATTTTTTCCGATCCCGCGATTTTGAGTGTTCAGTGCGGGAGTCGCAGCACGAATGTTATTCCAGCGGAAATCAGATCGATCTCCGTTGATGTGGTCTAAGGGCAGCGACGGATCCCGATCCTCGCCCGTCATGACCAGCCACGCTAGGCGGTGCGCCAAAAACTTTCGACAGGCGACAGACAGCACTGGATACCCAGCGTGATTAATCTGAGTGGGGACCAATCCCCCTCTACATCCGCCGCGCCCGCTGCGCTCCAAGCGATAAAAGGTCCCTCGCTCGGGGTCATAGGAAACTCGTTCAAGGACATCTTCGCGGGTCATGGCATCGTCCCTAGCGTCTCGCGACGTAATAGATGACCCCGTTTACCCTAGACGGCCGACCTCTACCAGAGACGCCAGAAGGGACGGTTCAGCTTGGCGCGGTTCGCCTCGTCCCTGGCCTCGCAAAGCTGGACGATCCTGAAACCCGTCTTCTTGTCGTCATTGGCCTTGTTCAGTTGGCCGCTCTCAGCGACCCCAAACAGTTGCCAATCGAGCGCAGGCTCAGCCGTCTCCACGCCGATGTCAGCATGGGGCGTTTCGCGCGTGAGGACGCCTTCAGCTAGGGTCGAGCAGCCCGTCGCAATTGGTACGGTGCTGCACGAGGCAGAGCTGATAGCGAGCAACACGATCGCGGTCAGCAGCAGGGGCTTGGCGGATTGCATCTTGGGCGCCTTTCACTTCAGCATCTATGATTTGTCCCCGGTCGCCCAGGTCTCCGATTTCCTTGATCGCCTCGCCGGCCGATACGGTTCTGCCCTGCGACATAGCCGCGTCACCCTTCGCCGCTTTCAGCCGCGCGCTTTGGGCGCAATAGCCGAAGGTGAAGCCGACCAGGCACAACAGCGCCAGGGTGATCATCGCTCCCACAATGCGAGAGGCCGTCTTGTCCAAGCCGAACATCACCAGCCTCCCGCGCGCAGCGCATTTTCAAACTTTACGGCATAGCCGGCGATCAGCGCGGCCTTGTCCTGGCCGTTGATCACGCGTCGATAGTCCGTGTAGTGGCCCAGCGGATAGGACTTCAGGCCCTTGCCGGTGAAGGCGCCGGTTTCCATTCCCTCGACCATGATCCGCGCAGCCACGTCAGGCTTGAGCGCATCGTCGGGCGTCGCCTCGATGCCGAACTTGCGGTAGTTGGCGCGGCCCGTGATCTGCACATAGCCACGGCCGGCGTAGAGTTGGCCGTCGCCGTCAGCAGCAGGCGTGTTGCCGAGCGCAGCAGCCAGAGAACCCGTGTCATACTTCGACAGATAGGCGTTCCCGCCCAGCTCACGGATCGGCTGCATCTTGGTTCCGGTCTCGTGCCAAGCAGTTGCCAGCCCATAGGCCGCCCACTCGACCGGCCAGGCCTTCATCGCAGCCAACAGGAAGTTGAAGCCAGCGACCTGAGCGATCTCCTTCAGCGGCCCGAAAGAAGCCCGCACAGACGCATAGAAGGCATCGGGGTCCGAAAGCGCGTGAATGCCGCTATCAGCCTCCTGGCCCGTCTTCTCGCGGAAAGCCCGCATGGTCTCGTCGCCACCCCAGCCGTCGATCTTCACGCCGAGCCATTTCTGAACGGCGCGCGCAAGGGCTTCATTCGCTTCGATCTTGCTCATGCGGTTTCATCATCCATAGGAAGTTCAGGCGGCGGCGGCCCAGCGCCTGCGATTTGAGCCAGCGCATCATTGCTTTGCTTCTGAGCGACAGACGCGCCCCAGCGGAAGCCCGCGTAACCGCCGACGATGGTCCCTAGTAGCGTACCCAGAAGGCTCGCCACGATGGGGAGGTTGTTCTGTGGCACGTCGAGAAACATCAAGCCAGAGACGGCGCCCCCGATGATGAACAGGGAGGCGATGACCACGATGGCATCGAGCGTCTGATAATCACGCCTCATTGCGGTCATGTCCTGCCTGAAGGAAGGTGACGGGATGCGGCGTCACGGCGGTAGCTACAGCCGCCGCCTGAACCGTGCTTTTTTCCAACGTCTCGTTGTGGGTCTGCTGCGTCCGCATTTCCTTGATCTTGGCGACGTGTTGCGCCGCCTTCTCAGGCGCGACTTCCAGCAGCATCAGCAAGGCGTCGAGGCATTGCGTCAGGTTGTTAATGCGGTGACGGTCGATCATCCGCTGCGTTTCAAACTGCGTCCGATCTTGTTCGAGCCTGCGCTCAAGTTCCTCGACGCGGCCCCGAAGTTCGGCATTATCCGCCGCGCGCCCCGCCAGCAATGAGGCTTCTCGGTCCTGCGCCAGCTTCGCCATGATTGGGCGAAGGCGAACGAAGAAGCCCACGAGAATGATGAGGACGCCCCAGCCCCACGGCGCTCGCGCAACGCTACTTCCGAGCGAACCGCCGATGGCCTCAATGATACCGTCAGACACGATCACCCCGCCCGCGCGCTTGAGCGAAAATGATGGACAGGCTGGCGACTGCGATATGCGCCAGCAGCACACCGACCAGCAGCCAGTCGCCATCACCAGGGATGACCGCAATGCGCCGACCCAGGCCAGCGATAGAGATCAGGCCGAACAGCAGGCAGACGAACCGAAACGGATCGTTCACCCTCGCCGTCTTGACGTAGATGCTCAAGGCAGAGGGGGCCATGTAAAACACCACCCCCGCCCAGGCCAGCAAAGCCGCCCATGTCAGCCAGATCATCAGCGCCGCTCCGTTGCCTCTCGCCTACCCGTTACAACGAGAGAGGCCAGAAGTCACTTCTTCTGGTTATCCCGCGATCCGCCAAACAGCCCGCCAACAATCAGAAACAGGCCGCCCACAATTGTGAGGCTTGCCGCGACAATCAAAACTACATCATAGGCGTTCATCAGTCCGTCCTCGATTCCTTGGAAGCCCGACCGCTGATAAACCCACGCACAGCATCGGCGCCAGACGTTGGCTTTACATCACCCTCAAGCACATCTGCAACATACCCGGTTTGCTTCGGGAACGTAGGTAGGCCTTTGAATGTGGTGATCAGGGAGCCGAAGTCCTTCACCGTCTGGCTCGCATCGCCCTTGCCATCGAGACCCTTCTTCACATCAATGGCCGCGCTTCCGAGGGCCTCGACCGACGACGTAACCGGCGAAAGTGAGAGCTTGTCGTTGTAGGGGCGATCGTCAAACCGGTTGAGAACAGAGTTTGCGACCGCTCCACCAATCGGCACGAAGGCCAAAATGTATCGAATCTGCGACATGAGGAAGAGATCGGAAATGTCGTCCCACCATCCGTCTTTATCTTCATCCCCCAACTCGCCGGCCAGGGCCTCCATGATGGCTTCAGATCCGACAGCCGTGATGAACACCCCTAGGGTGTAAATCTCAGCCAGCCGCGCCGCCTTTGCCACAGGCTTCATGCCCTTGGTGCGAGACACCTCGGTCGCAAGGAGGTTGGCTTGACCAACGAAATAACCAGTGAACATCTTCAGGGCGTTGGCCCATGCTGGCCCCGCTGCGAAGTTTGTTGCGCCCTCGGCGGCGTAGCTGTCTTGGGTGGTGCGGATAACCATGTCGGCATAGGCGACCGGGTTCTCTTCGCTACGCTCCAGCGCCCGGTTATAGGCCGCAGTCCAAATCATCGGATCGAGCATATTTTGCACGCCGGTCTGAAGGAAATACTTGTGCCGATCGGTGAAGTTAACGGCCTTCTCGACCGCGCCTGGCGCAATCGAAATGTCGCGAGCAGCATCCGTCAGGTCCCGCATCTGCGTGCCCATGCGGTTCGCCATCATGGGCGACAATTCCGTGACCCTCCGCGTCATGGCCGCAGGATTGGCGATATACTGACGCATCGAATTTGCGAGGTTCGTCTTGCCGGTACGGAGAGCAGCGGGCGCTAGACCGGTGAACTGCTGAGCAGCGTTCAGCACATTACCCATCATGATCGCCGTGCCAGTGCGAGAGGCAACGGTATTCAGTGCGCGCTCGCCCATCCTTCCCCACTGACTTGTGGCCTGCGTAGTGACCCGCTGGGAGACGGCGCGCGTGAGCCAGGGCTGAAGGAACTCCGACCACACATCGCGATCGTAGGCATCCAGCGTGGCGGCGAATTCTTTCTCACGCAGGATACGACTCACGTCCTGCACAGCGGGACCGAGCGTGGCGTAGCGCATGACCTCGCTGAACTGACTGATCGCTTGCCGAACGTCGAGGTTCAGCGGGGCGTTGTATTCGACCCGGCTCTTGGTGGCGCCGCTCGATGCGGCCGGGAAGCTGAACGACCCATTTGTGCCGCCAGACAGGATGCTCTGAACATCAAACTCGGCAGCGCGGCTATCGATCTCGGGATCGACCTTGGCGGGGACATACCCGCCAGCGTAAACGCCGAATGGCGTCGTGACCGGCGCCGCCGTGATCTCCGCGAAATACGAGCCTGTCATGCGGCGATGGGCGCGCTGTACCTCTGGCTTCACTGTTTCATGAAGGTCCCACTCGGCCTGAACGTAATCCCAATGGTGCTTCTTGATCACGCCTTCTCGATGGAACCTATCGAGCATGGCGCGGAAACGACTGTCATCAAGAACGCCTTCTGCGTTCTGCGTCGCCCACTCCCTGCCCAACAGCAGCTTGCGATAGTTCGATTCGTTACCGACGTGACGCAGGGCGCCGACAATCTCCATTACACCCGTGATCTCGCTCGCCCCAAAAGTGTAGCCGATTTCAGGAGCCTCAATCCGTCGAACCTTGTGAACGTCCTGGGCGAGCGTCTCAAGCGCAGCCTGCAAAGCAGGGAGGTGTTCACGCTGAAGCGTCCTATAGGCGTCACCGGCCTGACTGACAGGTCGCCAAACGTATTTCGTGAAGTCAGGCCCGCGACGCAGAGCCCACTCTTCGGCGCGTCCGAAGAAGTTGCGGACAGACCACAGAGCGCGGTTGCGACGTTCGGCCTTGGTGACTGCCTGGGACTTGCCCGGCCGTTCCTTCGGCGGGCCATCCTTTGACAACTCCTGAACCAGGGCGGCACGGATTTCAGCGTTCTCAACCTGTCGGCCCTCGATCACGCTATTCTGCGTCTCGCGAGAAAGTTGCCACATCTGGTCAATCGTCGCCGTCAGGTCTTGGAACTCACCCACGGTCAGCTCATCAACCGGCTTGGCGATGGCGAGCGCATCCGTGACCGTCTCATCCAGAGCAGCCCAGGCGTCAGGGTCGTAGGCCTTCAATGCCGCCATGTAGTTTGCGACCGGCTCACCACCTTTACGCGCCAAGCCATAGCCAGCGAGGATCGAGCGGGCCGAAGTAACGATGTCCCAATTCCGAGCCTTGGCGCCGGTCTTCTCTTTCGCCGAGATCACACGCGCAAACAGGGCTTCGCCTTTCTCGATGCTTTCCTGAGCGTCGAGCGCGGAGCGATACAGAGCGAAGTTAACCGACTGGAGAAGCTTCGCATCTAGCGCCGTGGCGTGATCGCCCTTCAGCAATGCCCGTTGTGCGTCGATACCAGCCTTGCGTTCAGCGCGGAGATACGCCCCAGGCCGAAGTTTAGATGCGCGGGCGTCGCGGATGGTGTCATTCGCATAGGCCTCGATCCCCTCGCGGGTCCACAAGGCTTTCGTTCCAGCCAGCTTTGCCAGTTGGGAAGCCTCCGTCGCCAAGAGCGCAGCGCGGCGCTTCTCATGCACCGCATTCAGCGCCTCTTCCTCCATCGTCCCATCGTTCAGCGGGTCGCCGTGCAGGAATTCCATTTCTGCATCGAGGCGGTCTTCAATCCGAGCATCACGCACCGATCGATTGTCGCCCTGAACCTTGCGGGCTTGGCGCTCTGCCTGGTTCGACATGAGCGCGTTGACCAAGGCTTCCCCAGAACGAGCCCCGACAGCATCCGCCAGGGCGTCGGGATGAACCGAACCGTCTTCTGCATACATCGCCGTCTTACTGCGCGGCAGCAGCTTCAGCACTCGATCCGATCCATAGAGGTCGATCAGCGCGGCGCGATTGATACGCTCGCCGGTCTCGTTCAAAGTCCTAATTGCCGCAATATCCGGCAATTGATCCACGATCTCAGTCTGGCGTTCGCGTAGGCTCTCGCGCTCGTTCTTCCATTCCAAGGTCCGTTCACGACGCAGCTTGGTCATGGCCGTTTTCATCAGGCGTGCGGAGGCCTCAGCCGTCGCCACCGAATCCGCAGCCGTGTACCGGGCATATTCGTCCTTCGTCATGCCGGCCGCTTCCGGCGTGGAGAACAAACGGTTCAGCGCCTGGGCTTCCTGCGCCGTCGCGATCTCGACATCCGTAGCGATCAAGCGTCCCATGACCTCACGCACCGGCTGGGACACCGGAGCATTCAGAGACAGCACCGAGCGATAGACGCCCTTGAGCCATTCGGTGAAGCGACGGAACGCGGGCCTAAGCTCAGCGGACGGGGCCTTGCCTTCCATGAAGAAGACCTCCCCACCGCGCGCCCAAAGCTCATGCTGATCAACACCGATGTCATCAACAGTGATCGGATGTCCGGCGTTCTCGCTGAACCACGACAGAACCTTGTCCATGTCAGCCTTGACCTCGGGCGAGGCATTCTCAGCCGTGCCGTCGATCACCAGCTCGTCGAGCCATTTGTGGCTGATCTCGTGCAAGAACGTCGAGCGATCCTTCGCCCTGAAAAGAGTGATGGTGGCGCCGGCGTCGGTGAAGGTGATGTTGCCGCGCTTGGGGCCTATGGCGTCATCGTCTTGGTTGAGACCGCCAACGGGCGCATCGCCCATCTTCTGGATCGCCGCACGGATTTCTTCGTTCGTCGCTGTCGCATCCAGCCCGAGCGTCGGCAGCAGGGCCTCAAGATCGGCGGCGGCCTCAAGCGTCGTCTCAGCCTGGGCGTCGCGGGCGTAGGATGCCGAATAGACAGGGCGTCCGGCCAACTCTTCCCGCATAGCTGCGAACAAAGCATTACCGTCCGAGCCTTCCGGCAGATAGCCAGCCTCGACCGCGCGCTGGGCGGCATAGTCCGAACCGAACGCATTGCCTCCCTCGGTGCGGATGATGGGTCGAGCGCCACGCCGCCCGCCTTGAGACGGACGATTGAACGCCCCGGCGCCCATCGCAGCCAACTCGCCGCCCGTATCTACAACGCCCCCGTTGTCGGAAAGGAACTGCAACAGGGATTGCCCCTTTAGCGTCCTCTGCGTCGGCTGGGCCGAGCGGTTGCGCATGACCTCCATAACCACGTCCAGACGGTCGCGCTCGCGCTGGACAGAGGCCGGAACCTCTGCCTGCACCCTAAGTCCGCCATCGGCCGTGTAGGCCTCCCAGGCGTCAGCGTAGAGCCCCGGCGAGCGTTCAGCACGGGTGCGTGCGCGCGAGGCCACAAGCACAGCGTTCTGACGCGCCACCTCGACCGACACGCCCGCGCCGCGAAGCTGTTCGAAGATGTCGGCACGCACCCGCTCTGTCGGGGCTTCGTTCGCCTGTTCTTGCACCCCCGATTGCAACGCTGAATCAACTGATGCGCTTAGGTTTGCCTCGCCTTCAGCCTCAAAAGTTTTTGCTTCACGCAACGACATCGCGTCAGGCGCCAACTTCAGATCCTGCGAGAACGCAGCGTGCGCCTCGGACGGTGCAATCTGGGTCAGATATGTGGCCGTGGGAATCTCGATGTCAGTCCCGGCCGTCAGGGCCTGTTCGTACTGGTCGCGGATGTCCCATTCATCCAGCCATTGATTCAGGTCAGGATGCGATTGGAAGAACTCGCGAGCAGCTTCGGCCGGCACATAGACGTTCGCATTGTCTGTCGCCCCAGCCAGGAACTGGCGCAGTCGTTCCGGCGCGCGTTCAAGCAAAGGGTTTGACGTGACCGCCTCGACCGCCTTCTCAAACTCTGTGTGTTGCGCTGTGGCCTGAACCGCAGCCGCTTGCGTGCGAACGTGCTGAACGCCGGGGACCGCCGCTGTAACCGCCAGGCGTGCAATCGCCCCGATCAGAGACGCCGTTCCACCCTGTTCAGCTGCTTGGTCGATATAGCCGAGACCGCCCTTGGCGTCCTCACCGAGCAGATTGATCGCAAGCGCGTTCTGTCCGACTTGTTCAAGGGCCTCCGTCGAGCCCTCGGTCACACCCGCAATGGCGATGTCAGTCAGGCGCCCAAGAACCCGGTTGCGCACCGATGACGGGACTGCACTCAGGATGCGATCAAGGCCGATCTTCTCCGTGACCGCCGTAACGACGCCACCGCCCTGCGCTGCAAGATCATCCGTGACCGATCGTTCAGTGCGGCCCTCGCGCACCATCGCAGCACGCACCCGATCATCCATCTGATCGACGCCCTGTCCATACAGGAACGGCAAGGTGGCCGTGCCGCCCGTGCCAGCCGCGACCAGAACTTGCCCGCTGATTTGTCCAAGCCCGCCCACGACATCGCCGGCAAGCCCTGTGTCGCGACCACTGGCCGCAGGGAAACGACGGTCATATGCAACGCCCGCAGGCTGCGCCGGGATAGCCGAACCGGCCACGTCCGCGCCGACCGTCTTGAAGCTCAGACCGAGATCGTTCAGCCCGCCGATCAGGGATCGGTTCAGGAGCCGGGTCAAGCCACTATCCTGAACAACGCGCGGGATGCGCCGATCAGCCGTGTCCAGCGTCCGCGCAACACCGGAGAAGCCGGAACCTAGGCCCGTCAGAAGATCGCCGCCGAACCGCCGCGCGACATCGACGTTCGTGTCCCATTTGCCTCGACCGAAGACGCCATCAACTAGACCCTCGATACCGCTTAGTCCCTCGACCTGATCGTGCGCCACGGCAGCGTTGTTCTCGTCGGCGAGGAAAGCCGCCGTCTTAGGCGCCGTTGCGAGCGCGGTCTGATTGCGAACGGTCTGCGCCTCGCGATCATACGAGGGGTCACTATAAATCACATCGGCCGGCATCCCCAGAACCTGAGCGTTGCGCTGGGCTCGGGCCATGCGTACCGGATCAACGTCTGAGACTAGGGCCGTAGAGCGCTGAGCGCGGCGCTGCGTGTCTTCGCGGGCGGCGGCGGTGATGAAGCTATCGGTCATTCAAACTCACCAAGGGCGCGACCCTGCATGTAGATTTCTCGCATACGGTCTGCGGTAAGGGGCGGGGCGCCGGGAACCTTGCTATATTCCGTGGCGATCCGGGTTTGGGCGGCTGCGGGCACGATGACTTGGAAGGCACGAACCTCCTCTTGTCCACCCCATCCGAAAAGACCTTGGCGACGGCCGGGCAGGGTGCGCAGTCCTCGCGCCGTCGCAGCGATGATCTGTTCCCGCGTCATGATGGATTGATCGCGGCGGATATGGCCCTCGATCTCCATGTCAACATAGGTCTGAAGGCCGTTCAGCTCGCGCCGATCTTCGTCAGTCGCGCCCTTGCCCGTCTTGATCCCCGCATCGTTCGCAAGACGGACAACCTCGGGCCAGGCTTGCTGACGGGCCACACGCGCGGGGTTGTTCGTCGGCGTTTCGGGCTGGGCCTGAATGTTCAGGCGAGCGGCCTGCATCGCCCGCATATCGCTCGGAGAGAGGGAGTCTTGATATTCGGTCAGGTCGATGCGCGCGAATCTTTGCGGCTGGAGCGCCCGCATTTCAAGCAGCGCCCCATAAACCTCCTGATCGGTCTCGACCTTACCTACACCCGATGCGGCAGAAGCATAAACCCCCCGAAGGCTGTTCTGATATTCAGGATCGAGAGCCGACCACTCGCGCGAGGGGATGTCAGTCCACGACGCGACTGGCGTTGCTCCGTTCGGGAGATACGTCTGCACCGCTTCTCGCGCGGCCCGGCGCGTGTCGTTAAGGTCGGCCTCGTACCGACGACGCTCGCCCGTCACCGCAGCCTCGAACGCCGCTTGGCGGCGCGGGTCGTCGCCAGCAGCGGCGCGCGCCATTTCGATCGCGCGGCCCTCTGGGATAATGGAGGTCGTCACTCCACCAGAGCCAGCGCCCGCCTTGGAAAGAATGTTTTGCACATATCCGCGTGTCTCGTTGAACGGGATGCGCGAGGTCCATTCCGCCTCTGTGATGTCGCCGTTGCGGGGATCACCAATGGTCACCAGCCAGCGGTTCACACGACCAGGGCCGGCGTTGTAAGCGGCGAGGGCCAACGACGGAAGGCCGTATTTTTCAAGCTGCTTGCCCATGTACCAGCGCCCCATCCGCTCGTTTACAGCGGGGTCCGTGCGCGCCTTCGCTGCTAGGGACGGGTCGCCCATCGCGTTCGCAATGTCGATCGCCGTACCCGGCATGAGCTGGGCAACGCCGAAGGCGCCAACCGGCGAGGTAATGAGACGGCCACGCGCGTCGAACTGTCGGTTGCCGCTCTCTTGGTTTTTCTGGGCGCCCCAGATCGCGTCGAGAACATCCTGAACCGGCCGGCCCTCGGCGGTGAAGCTGACCTGATTGCGCGCCCAATCGCGACCATCCGAAACATCAACCTGTTCGCGCACCCGAGAGGAAAGGCCCGTCGCCATTTCGACCGGCATCTGCCCGCGATTGGCTTCGAGATATTCCTTCGCGCCGTGCGGATCGTTCGACTCTAGGAGCGCGTTGACAGTACTCTTGTGGATCTCGCTGAACGTCGCCAGCCCCTGAGCCTTGCGCGTCTCAGCATCCCAGCCCTTGCGCGCGGCCTCATCGTCCATGACCGCGCCGAGAGCCAGGAACGCATCAAGACGCTCCGTCGAGCCCAACGGAAGCGCGGCGGCATCGACCGCCATCGTAGCCTTCCGGCTCTCAAAGGCCTGGGTCTGCCAAGTATCGGCCTGACGGGTCAGGTGGGAATCGTACTGGCTGGCCCACCGCTCACTACGGCGGTCCAGAACCTGATTCAGCATCCGGGCTTGAGCGGGATTATTCGCACGCGACAGATAGGACGCGCGGGTTTCATTCCACGCCTTTTGCGTATCGGCCGCAATGTCCACGGCGTTCTTGCCCTGCGCTGAGGTGAAGCCGCGCTCAATCTCGCGGAAGTCGTTGGCCGCTGCACTATCGAGATCCGCGACCGTCGCCTCGTCCACCTTGTCGAGATAGATTTGCCGGCCCTTGGCGAGTTGCTGAAGGCCCTGGCCAAGCGATTGCAGGCCTTCGCCTAGCCCGCTGTCCTGGCGCTGCGCTTGCTGGCGCTGGCCGGGCAGGGGCTGAAGGGTCTCAGTCGAGCGCGCAACTGGAACAGTAGCCATTCAGATCACCATGCAAACGTGCTGTTGGCCGCGCTCGTGCCGCCCCAGCCAGATTTTCCGAAGCCGCTGATCGTCTGCGATGACCCCGCCTTCATGCCCTGAAGCTGACCGGCGCCGCCGAGGATCGTCCCGACCGTCTGGAAGCCCGCCTTGATCGCAGCCTGCTTGCCAGAGCGGAGAGCCGCCGCGCCTTGCTCGCGATAGTTCTGGGCGGAAATGATGTGTCCCCGCGCCTCACGAGAAGCGTTCTCGCGGATCGTGTTGGTGTCCTCGAACCCGAGCGCCAGCGTGTCGCCGGTCACGTCAGCCGCCGAGCCGAACGAGGTGTCAAAGCCATTGGCCGCGAAGGCTGCAATCTGGGCCGAGCGCGTCGCCGCGATCTCGCGCCACTTCTGCATTTCGGAACGCTGGCCCCGAACCTCAGAGTCATAGGCTGCGTCGCGCTCCAGCTTGGCATTCTGCTGGGCGATGTCGTTCTGGTAGCGGGATTCCCTGACCGCCTGATAACCGCTGTACGCAGTCCCGGCCGCAGACACCGCCGCCGCCGCAATCAGAAGGGGAGCCGCAGCAATACACACAGTTTTCAGCCCTTGGTGAACAGCCTCATAGGCATGGAACCGATTAGCACGACTTCGGGGCTCACGTCGAACCCTAGCCGTTTGAGAACGCGCAGCGCCTGCCTGTTCTCAGCGCCGACATAGTTCTGAAGCTTCGGCCACTCCCGTTGCATGGCCGTCACCACCCTTGGACCGACCGTCAGGAACTGCCTCGCACCCTTCAGCACATCATCCGTGCCGAGCAGCCAGGGCGATCCGATGCCCTCAAGCACCGAGTAGGGAACGACCCCAAGCATGGCTACTGGCTGGCCGTCCAGCATGATCGTTAGGGCGAAGGTGGACGCCTTCAGGCTGGAGCGTAGAGCCTGCTTTGGCGTGTGTCCCACGGCCCTGCACTCAGCGGCGTCAATCGCGCGGATGCGGTTCGCGATGCGCGCGACGTGCGAGGGGTGTGCGACGTTGACAGACCACTGGCTCATGTGACCACATACCTTATCCGGCGTGGGGCCGGAAACAGGAGACTTCAATGTATCAAGAAACCGACGCCGTTCGAGGTGGCTGGGCTCAACCCGCTACCGACATGCCATCATCGCCTGATGGACTTGTCTCGGCCCTTCAGAGAATCGACGCCCTCATCAACCATACCTATCAGATTTCCCACGGCATCACCGAGCGCGCCGACCATATCCTGGGATCTCGTCCCGAAGCCGACAGTAAGCAAGCCCCGTCACCCGTTCGGGGTGGCGCACTTGGTGGTCTTCACGACCAGATCGACCGGCTAGAAACCGCCATGCAGCGCCTCGACGAACAGTCCCGACGCTTCAACGCCATCTAATCCGCCGACACCCGACACGACCAACGCCCCGGCCTCACAGCTGGGGCGTTTTGCTTTCCGGGATTTCCGACAACTCGGCGCCGACCTCAAACCTAGTGACAGCGGGCTTTTACGGATGGAATTGTGGGAATTTCCCATAGTTCGGCGCCGACGTGACGGGCCATTCACCGCCCCATTTCCAAGTCTGGGCTGATACTGAGCACCACGAGCGGAAGAGGGTCGTCCTGAACGATCTCGACGCAAGCGTTCGTCCAGTCTCCAGCCTCGACCCCATCGGTTTCCAGCAGGCCGGTGTATGGAAGCGGCGGCGTCTGCGTCACTCGTCCAGCTGGGAGCGGGGCCGAATACCGAGGGATTTCACCTTCAGCAAGGTTTGCGCCGATCTTCAGGCCGTCTCCCATGCCACAGGTGTTCATCACCTTGACCGTGACGTTCGCGATGGTCTGGCGCCGACCTTCGACAGAGCCAAGCCCTTGAGCCTGACCAGACGCCGGGAGGGATCGGATGCGAGACTGATACGGCAGACCCACCACAAGGCGCGACACCGGATCGGGCAGGGGCGGGATCAACTCTCCACCGATGATCGAGTGACCACGGCGGACCACGCCATCGGCCAGACACACCACCTCCCGGCCTTCCAGCCAGAAGCATCCCTTGATCGAGTTGACCGGCTCGTCGAACTCCAGATAAACCGAGCTATCGAGGATCACGGCGCCGGGCAGATCGTTCCAGCCCTGGCGCGTCCACGGCGCATCGGCCAGATATTCGACATAGCGACGTTGCTCCCCGCTGATCGTGCGGCGCACCACGGCATACAGCACGTCCCTCCGATCCTCCGCGACGGCGCAGATGCTTTCGACCACGCCATCAGTCTCGCAGAGCGTCCAGCCCCACACGTCTTGCTCTTGCATCCACGTCAGAGCGGGCAGCTTGCCGTCATCCCGGCGAGCCCACAGCACCGAGGCCGGGGCATCTGTCCAGGCCAGCGCCTTGACGATGTAGATGGAGAAGAAATGCGAGGCGAACACGGTGATGTCGTTCCCGCGATAGCCGTCCTTCTCGAACGTATAGCCGAGCGTGTGGATGCTGTTTTCAGCCACCGAGGAATAGAACGCCACGTCACCGACCAGCTCAGGCCGAGCCGATCCGACGCCCTTGTGCCCCTCGGGAACGGCCTTGCTCGTCGTGGGCGACAGGTATCCCTCCCCCGTCGAGCGGATCGAGAAGATCATGTCGGATGTCATCACCGTCAGGTCCTTCATGGGGACCAAATGACGGACGGTGTTCAAGCGCCGGGCGCGCAGGCTCAGCGCAATGCTGTCCGTAGCGCGTATCGGTGACGATCGGTCGAAGTTGAACAGGTCGTCGGTCTGGCTGGCAAACAGGGCGTTCGGCATCGTCAGCGTCCGACCGAACCATGCCCGGCTTTCGTGGAAGGTGACGGTCGCCGGGTAGTTGCCATCGGCGAACGGGTTGTTCCCCTTCGGCGGGCCATCGGCGAAGTTGGCCTGAATGTTGTCGTCGATGAACGACAGGAACCCCGCCTTGGCCGTTCCGATATAGCCGAAGACGCCGCTGCGTTCCTCGTAGATACGATACTCCGAGGCGGTGGGATGCGCCGCCCAGGTGATCGTGTTGAAGTTGCCGCGCAGGCTCAGATCATTGTCGGCGTTCGTTCCGATGCTAGGCTGGCTTTCCTGCCCCGCATTGTTCACCGCCGTGACGACATAGTATTTCACGATGTTCACCGCATCGGTCGTCACCGGCTGCGTTGGCGCCGCGCTCACACCAGTCGGCGGGGCGATCTGCGTCCCGAGCGGCGCGTCGTCCATGATCCAGTTGTTGTGCGCAAACCGACGCAGGCGCGTGATCGGGTCGCCCAGGCTCGTGATGATGAACACGTCGGCCGATTGCTCGTGCCCGAGGAACTGCAGCTCGTCCGCAGAGAACGGCGTGTCGATCTCAAAGATAACCGCGACGCTCATGGAATCACCACCAGAGAGTTGCCGCCAGTTTGGGGCGGGGTGATCGGGGGCCGCGTCGGAATGTTCGGCGTCTCGGGCGGTGGCGGGTCTTCGCCGGGTGGTGGATCAGCGGGATAGCCGCCTGTCCCGCCAGCAGATGCGCCGCCAATGCCGCCGGTGTCGCCCGTGAAGGTGGAGAATGACGTGGTGTCGATGTCCACGGTGAAGGTGTCGGTCGTCACCGACAGGACCTTGCCCCTCAGGCTGTTGATTTCGACCATCCCCTCAACACCATCGAACACCGCAACCCATCCGACCTGATAGCCATGAGCCGGCGCAGTCACGACCGCGTTCGCCGCCTTCGTGATCGCCGTGATCGTCAGCTTGGGCCGCGTGACCAACTGCCCCCTGTAGAATATTCGCATCTTGCCCGGCGTGAACTCCAGCGCATAGGAATCGCCCGACGAGAAGACGAACGGCTTCAGGATCGCGATCTGGTCGCTGTCATAGACCTCATCCCCGAACAGGAGGCCCGCACGGTTGTACTGGCCTCCCTGAGGCAGGCCGAGGACGTTGCGCGCGCGAGAGAGCGCGGTCGCATACTTCGCCACGTCGTAGCGCGCCGCGACGGCATCGCTGACCTCGCCACCGCTGAACGTAGGCTGGGTGTTGCGGAAGCTCATTCCGGCGCCCCAAAGTGACCCATGAGCGATGACGGGATGAAGTTGGCGCCGTAGGTCTGCTGCTGCGCGTTGGCGTTCAGGTTGCGGGCCAGGGCGCGATCACGCCACACCTCAGCCTCTTGCAGCAATTCGCGCTTGCGGCCGGCGTCGCGGGTGATGTCCATGACGATGCGCGAGGCCAACACGGTCGCCAGACCGCGCCGGAACATGGCTGTCATCGACGAGAAGCTTGGCGTGTTGGTGATATACTCCAGATCGACGCCATCGTTGCGCGTCCAGATCATCCCGCCGTCAAAGTCGAAATCCAGCGAGCGACCGCGCAACACAGACAGGTCAGAATCAGAGCCTGGGATCACCCGCACAGGGAAGGCCATATCGTTCGGCATGGCGTACTGATATTGCCAGAAGCTGTTGCCGCGCGTATTCGTCACGGCCACCAGCGGTGCGCGTCGAACGGCAAAGCCCCACTCCCCCATTTCCATCAGTTCTTCGACGGCCTGGCTGAACTCGCGCAGACAAGCTTCAGCCGCAACGGTCGTGTCGTTCATACTGACGATGCGCTTCGCCGGCACATCGGCCAGAGCGAGGTTGCTGATCTCTACGGCGGATAGGGTCATGTCATATCTCGCGCTAGGGGATCGGGTAGGGCGTCGGGCCGGTGTTCGTTGACGGGTCATATTGTAGGGCTTGAGTGCCGTCCCACCAAATCGCCAAAGGACAGCCGATTACGTTCGTCCCGTTGTTCGCTTGCGCTGTCGAAGTCAGGCCGTTTCGAGCGAGCCCCACGACAGCGGCGGGTGCTGACGACGTTTGCTCGAAATAGAGGTCCCGTCCAGCCGCGACTTGGGCGTCGAACACCACCTGCGAAGGCAGGGCGTGTCGGACGAAGGGGCTGACCTCCGTAAAGTCTGGATTTGCGTTCGCCAGGTACGGACTGCCTGCCATCGCGCCGACATATGCGGTCGCTGTGGTCCAGTACTTGCCCGCGCTTGGCTGAATAGTCGAGCCGAAGCCACGGCTTCCTGATGTCGCCTTCGCTTTTATGTGTGTCTGGAAGTCGGCGTAAGTCTTGGCGGGCGGGGCGCTCGCGCCGCCGATCACCGGCCGGAAAGCCAGACCCAGACCGATCCCCAGGTTCATCAGTCGAGCGTCCGAACGGTGGCGGTGGTCCCCGTGCTGTTCACGCGGACGCAGGCGATGGGAATGACGGTGAAGGCTGGAACGGCCGTGAGGGCCACCGTGTCGCCTTCAGGGGTCAGGAACGAGACGTTGCCCGTCACTGTCACATACAGCGCGCGGGCCGCCCCGTTTGCGATGGAAACCGTGTCGCTGGGCGTGATCGCCCGCGAGCCAAGAGCGGGGCCGCTGATTCCCCGCGAAGGTGTGGCAAGTCCCATGTCAGTCTCCTACGAAAAGGGCGGGCAGATCGCTCCACCCGCCCTATAGCACAGCCTTGAGGCCGGTGTTACTCGCTGTCGCCCTTCTTGACGGCAGTGCCCTTGTTGCTCGCCTGAACCTGGGCCAGCAGTTGCTTGAGCTGGTCTTCGGTCAGAGCGCCGGCAGGGGTGGACTTCGGAACGACGGTATAGTTGCCGTCCGCATCGGTCGGAGCGTCTTCGCCCGCTTCATACAGGCGACCGCCGATGAAGGCCTTGCGGGTCAGAACACGGGGTTCCAAAACCTTGCCTTCAGCTTCGGCATCGCGGGCCTCGTCGGCCTTGGATGCCAGCTCAGCAGCCTTCTGGGCCTCGCCCTGGGGCTCGTTGCTCAGCGGCGGAAGACCATTGGCCTTGTCGGCGTTGTCGCGGGCCTTTTGATCGGCAGGCTTCACTTTGTCCAGATCGGTAGTCATGTCGATGATCCTTCAATGACACGATGGAGGAAGATGCTGGACCTGCGTATTCCACAGGTCCAGCGGTTCAGACTTAGGCGCCGCGCCCCGTGTAGAAGGCGGGACGGTCATCGAGCGCAGTCGGCGTGCTGGGGACGATACCCATGACAATCTTGCCGGCCGTGAACGGGCCAGTGGCGACGGTGTAACGCCCGCCGACAAAGGCCTTGGTGTTCTTCGGCATGGGAATGTCGAACTCGAAGGCCTTGCCGCCAGCCACCAGGCCCGTCTTGGGAATGGCGACGGAGGTGGCGAGGCTGTCAATACCCGTGGTCAGAGCGCCATCGGTGGCCTGAATGACCTCGATGGTCAGGGTTCCGGCGCCGGCAGCGAGGAAGGTCTCGGTGACCAGGGCATAAACGCGGAGCGTGTCGCCGTTGCGGCCGAGGAAGAGACCGTCGAGCGCCACGGAATCGGTGGAGACGGCGGTGGCGGTGACGATCTGGTTCTTGGAGAAAGTCAGTTCGCGATCGGTAATCATGGCTCAGATCCTTTGTGTGAGAGCCGAAAGGGGTAGGCCCCGGCCGAAGCCGAGGCCCGTTGCATCGCAGCTTTTAGGTGACGCGCGCCTCATCCACTTCCATCGCGTCGAGACGGCGGAAGGGCATGTCGCCGAACGTGGTGACCTTGCGGCCTCCGATCTCGTCGCGGGTCCAGTTCGTCTTGTTCTTCGCCTCGACCTGTTGCAGGCGAGCCCACAGAGCAATGTCGCGGGGAGCGTAGAACGAGGCGTTGACGCCGCGCATGGGATCGGAGCCGGCGCCGAAGCGTTCCTCCGCACGGATCAGCAGGCTTTCGAGATAGGCGCCGCCGTCCGCAGGGTTGGCCTTCAGTTGGTCCAGGTCGATGTTCGCGATCCGAACCACATAGCGCGGGTCAGTGATCGCGAGGCCGCAGCGCCACAGCCAGCGGTCACGATAGCCGAGGTAGGTGGCGCCCGTGCCGTCGTCGATCTCGTCACCGATGGGGAAGCCATCTTCGCCGAGGTTCATGTTCGACGTAGTGTCGAAGTGGTTCAGGCCGCCCGTCGTGCCCTTGGGGACGATGCCGGTGACGGTTTCAGGCGACCAGCCGACCAGCAGGATCGAACGGAGGTTCGAGCCAGAGCCGCCGCCGTCGATGACCTGGGGGTTCGCCAGCTCATTGAAGCGCGGCATGAAGCCGGTGAACTCGGTGTCGTTGAAGAATTCGTTCCCGTAGATCAGGGTCTCGGTGAACTCGTCGTGCATCCCGTTGATGTGCGCGACGCCCTGGCGCTGGCGGAACAGGGCGGGGTTACCCGACAGGATGGCCGCTTCACGGTCAACCTGGCCCTTGCTCTCCAGCAGAGCGGCGGTTTCATCGAACGAGCGGGTCGCGCCCTTGCTGGGACGGATGCCCTCGTTCAGGCGGCGCCATGTGGCGGTCGCGTTCTTGGTGCGCGCGTGGACGCGATCACCGGAGACGAGGTTACCGACCTTCCACGACATGTCGTCTTGGATGCCGTCAGCCTTTTGCAGGACTTCGGCGATGGTCGCAGCCGAACCATCGGGATTGAGGCCGGCGACCACATCCACGAGGCTCGGGACTTCAGTGTTCCGAATAGCCATTTGTTTCTCTCCTAGCGCCTCGCGGCGTATGAGCCTCTGAAGTGGTCAGCCCCTAGCGTCTCACGACGTACAGGCCTTCCGGTTAACCCCGACGCTGTTCAGGCGGCAGGAACTTGTCATCGTAAAGGGGATGCGCCTTGGTCAGCGGCGCAGGCTCCCCCGTCACGATTTCCCCTTCGGCGAAGTGCGCGCCCATCTTGGCGAACCCCTTCACCACGCCGGGGTGATTGCCGAGGCCCGTGACGTTGAACATGTCGCGGGTCTCTTGGTCGAAGAACTTGTCGAGGGCCACCGCCGACATGGCGACCGTCTTGTCGAAGTGAGCGCCGCCCAACTCGGGATCAGCCTTGACCGCGTTCGCCCATTCGGTGCGGAGCGCGGCTTGTTGCTCAGCCTGAGCCGTCGCAGCAGCAGCCGTCGCCCGTTCGATCATGCCGGTAATGACAGGCGCGGCTTGGTTGATGAAGTCCTGGGCCTTGTCGTCAGCCACGCCGAACGCGCGCATCAGAGGCGTCGCAGCCGCGATGGCATCGGTGTCGAGAGCCTCGAAACCTTCGGGCGGCGTCAGGCCCTCGTAGGCCGTCGCTTCCACGGGGGCAGCTTCAGGGTCAGCCACCCCACCATCAGCAGATCCAGCAGCAGGCCCGTCGCCAGCGGCAGCGGCAGCGGGCTCAGCAGCCGGGGCAGCGTCATCCGTACCGCCCGCGACCGCATCGCCAAGGATCGACGTGGGCTCAGGCGCGGCTTCGGCGGCAGCGGGAGAGGCTTCAGGCGTGACGGCGGCAGGCGCCGCATCAGCCGGGGTCTCGATCGTCGCTTCCGGTGTCGTCGTCATCAGGGGCATCCTTCTGGTTTAGGGTTTTCGCGCGTTCAAGAGCAATGCGGACCCAGAGCGTACTATCCAGCACCTCAAGATCATCGAACAACGCCAACCCAAAAGCGCGGAAACCATCCAGAAACTGGCGGCTCCCTTCTTGCGCGTGGAAGGACGGCGTGAAAATGCCTGCTTTTTCCGAGAGTGTAAAGAGCCAGCGAATGAATCGAGGATCGGCCAGCAGGCCTTCCGCGTCGATGTCGCCCTGCTTCTTGATAGCCCGCGTGCGGCGCTTCTCTTTCAGCGCCAGCCGCTCGTTGTTCGCAGCTACTTCAGGGTTCAGGTCCGAGTAGGACCGTTCGATCTGGTCGCGGTCTTCGCGTTGCATCAAACCCCCGGCAACATGCCGCCAGCCGCTTGCAGCAGGGATTGCCCGTTGCCCGCGTCGGTCTCGGCAAGAAGGGACGCCGCTTGAGCGCCCTGATTCATGGCCGGCATCATCGCCGCCGTGCGTTCAGCCTGAGCCGCCTGGGCGTCAGCCTGACGTTTCGACGCCACCGCTTCCGCCGAGTTGAGCGTGCGCGCCGGCACACCGAGGCGTTCCCAATACTCGCGAACCGTCTCGTCGAAGTTGACCAGATCCAGCACGGCCGGGTTCGTCGCGGACAGGTTGCCGATCAGGCCAAGGCCGCGCTCCATCGAGGTCAGGCCGATCATGCGCTGCGCCTGGGCGAGGATGGAGACGAACTCCAGCTTCATTTCCTGACCTTGAAGCACTTCAGGTGCGGGAGGCAGGAGGCCAGCATCGGCGCAGATGCTGAACGACTGCATGACCAGCGGCTCAAGCTTCTCGATCTGGACGCGATCAACCACCGGGCCGAGCTGGGCCAGCTGTTCCTCATGGCGCCGGGCGATTTCTTCGACGTTGCGAGGCTGAACACCGGGCATGTTCGTGATGGCCGTGAACAGGGGCGTGTAGAAGCCTTGCTCGATCGCGGGCTCAGTGCGGCCGGAAATGTCGCGGGCGATATAGTCGATGGCTTGAGGCGGGACTTGCCAGATCGGGCGAGCGCCAGCGTTCATGTCCGTCGCGGCGGTGAAGCTGATCCCACCGGGGACGAGGTTCATGCCATCGTTGCGGGACTGAACAGGAGCCTGAACCGGAGGCCGCGCAACATAGTCGATCGTGGCCTGAAGCCTGATCTCCTGAAGCTGGAGCTTGCGGCTATCCGGCAGGGCGTCGAAGCCAGGGCCGAACGCATACGGGTCAAAGCCCTGCGTCTCCCAGCGAGGCGTCGCGAAAGGCTTGCGGTCGAAGCCGTCAACCTTGAGGATGCCGTCAGTGTCCGAGTTACCTTCGGCACCGGGCTCCCACATGATCGAGCGGAACGGCTTGTTCGTCTTGTCGATGCGACCGTAGATACGATCCGTGTTCGGCTCGATCAGGTTCCGCACGGGAACCGAGGCCTCCCACTTGCTGTTCTCGATCAGCGTCCGCGTGGTGCGCGATACGGTTTTCTTCGCCGCATCCACAGACCCGCACATTTCGACGACCTGACCCACGGTCATCGGCACGTCGCGCATGAGGGTGTCGATCCGCAGGCCCTGATCTGACCCGAGCCAGTATTGACCCCAGGTCAGGTTATAGCCGACGCCGCCATACTGCCAGTGAGGGGCAAAGATCGTCGCTTCAGTCCCAGCCCAGCCGATCTCGCGATAGCCCTGCTGCATCGCCGTGTAGATATTCGTGCGGTGCATGAAGTTGCGGACGATCTCGGTGCAGGCATCCATCCAGAGGCGAACCTCATGGACGGTACGAAGCGCAGGATCAGAGGCGTCGAACTTGAACCAGGGCTGGCTTGGCGACGAAAGGCCCGACGACATGCCGTTGCTCAGCGTCCGGTGTGCGCGCATGGCCGTGGCGTTGAACAGGCGGTTGTTTGCCGTCCCGCCCGACGCAGCGCGCCCACCGTTGCGGTCGATGTTCGTTCCCTTGTCCGAGCCGCGTTGACCCGACACATAGGGCGAGAGCCAACGCAGGGTGTTGCGGGCGACTTCCTCGTTCCCGATCTCCCACGGCTTGCGGAGGGCGTACAGGCCCTTGGCCCGCGCCTCGGACTTCTTCAACAATTCGAGGTTTGAGATATGCACGGGGCCTAGACCTTCACGCGCGCAATGTATGACGGGCCGCCACTCTCGCGAACCTCGACATCATAGGCGCTGACATGCTGAATGATGGACCCAGCAGGAACCACAAGCACAGCTTCATCCCTCATCTTGATGACGGTTGAGCAATCCACACGGCGGGCCGGCTGAAGCATGAAAGACGGAACGTCACGGCCAAGCATCGTCTTGGCGGGGTCCATCGTCGGCACGAAGCCGGGGAATGATGGCATCCCCATAATCACGCGCCTAGCACCTGTTTCCCGGCGACCGGCGCCGCACCAACACCACCCGGAGCCGTCAGGATCATCGAGGCCATCGTCGCACGACGGGCCAGCATGTCTTGATTCTGACCGACGAGTGCCGGCGCGTCAGGCATCCGAGGCGCTTGACGCGCGGCGGGCGCTGCTGGGGCCTGGGGCCGTCCACCGGTACACATCAGCGCACATCCTGCATTGCACGGTCCATGATCGCGGCGAAACTGTCACCGCCACCGTTGGCCCTGTTTACCTCACCGATCTCGTCTGCGCTACCAGCGACTTTGCGGGGGGCGACGGGCATGGCGAAGGTCAGTCCGAGGGCGTCGGCACGGTCAGGCGAGGCGAGGCCGCGCTTCTTCATGTCAGCCTTCTTCTCCAGCACGATCGCGCTGTTGCCGTCGAAGCCGTATTGCCGGCCGACGAGATCCGCCTGAAGGTCGTCATCATCGGCGATGGCGCCCAACTGGAGCCAATCACGCATCCCGACCCACATGGTCGCGGCTGCGTTCACCGTGCGAGCCTCGATCCCGTCATAGCCCACGACGCCGCCCTTGCCGCCGAAGTTGACCGGGTAGATCAGGTAGCGCTTGCCGATCAGCTGCTGCATCCGGTCATAGACCCCGGCGCCGATCCCGCCGACATCGACGAACACCGCATCGGGGCCGTTCTGAACGCACCACAGCGCGGCCTCCGTCGCCAGGGTCATCGTGTCGAGCCCCTTCCATTCCTTGTGCGGGATGGTCTTGGCGTCACGTCCGCGCCTGGGCTGAAGGACGGACGAGTCATCGCCGAACCGGGCCACGTCTAGGCCAGCGATCAGAGGATCAGACGGGATGAATATCGGGTCACGCTTCCGCGCCGTCTCGACCAGATCGAGCGGGATCAACTGCATCGAGCCCACGGTCGGGAACTGCCCCCGCACCCGGACCTTGAAGAAGTCGCTGTCTTCGCCGTAGCTCTCAAGCCAGGTCTGGATCAGGGCCTTGTTGGTCCGCTTCACATTGCGGCCGTCGATCTGCCTCGCGCGCCAGTAGCGGCGGAACTTGCCGGCGATGATCTCGTGAAACCGCCCGGTATTCTGCGTCGGGTTCCCGTAGCAGAGCAGGACAATCTCCGTGTCCTTGTCGGTCAGGGCGCCCTCGATCGTGTCCCAAATGGGCTCTTGGATCTCGGAGGCTTCATCCACCAGCATGAGGACGCGCTTGCCCGCGTTGTGCATACCGGCGAAGGCGGCCGGGTTGTTCGGGTTGTTCGGGATTGCCGTGATGCGCCAGGTGTCAGGCCGCTGGATGGCCCTGAACTCCGTCTTGGTCAGCTCGAACACCTTGCTCGCGATGGGGAACTGCTGAACGTGCAGGCCCCACCACTTCGACACCTCGGCCCAGGTCTTGGTTCGGAGCTGGGTGTCAGAGTTGGCCGTGACCACGCCGCGCGCGTCAACACACGTCTGAGCCGCCCACAGGATGACGAACGATGTCTGGGCGCTCTTGCCGATGCCGTGGCCCGATGCCGTGCCGCCCCTGAACGGCGCATAGGTCTTGGCCTTCACCTCGCGCCGAAGATGGTCGCCCATGTCCGCAAGCTCAGACCGTTGCCACACGTCGGGGCCGTCTTCCTCGGCAAGCTCTCCTTCGCCCCAAGGGAACGCCCACATGACGAACCCGAGCGGATCGTGACGGAACGACGCCAGGGCCTCAGCATAGGCGGTTAGCTGTTCGTCTTCGGTCAAACTGCACCTCTTTGTGCAACACTATCGCTCAGGCGTAGCGGCGCTGCACGTCCACAAATCGCGCCCATTCCATTTGCAAAACTTCCGGCAGGCCGCCCGTCAGGCTGAGGGCGCAGCGGTCGATCGAAACGGCGTCAAGCGTGCATACCAGACCGGCGACGTGTTTACGATAGACGCGCTCGGGCCGGTCAACGCCGCTCACGGTGGTCTCTGTCCAGTCGGGCGGGATCACAGAGGGATGCCCTTGGCGATCTCATCCAGCATCAACGGCCAGACCTCTTCTGGCGTGTGATCGACGGTCTCGCGGTTCAGGTGCCAGGCCCGCGTGTTCGCCCGGTCCCATGACCCCTCATCCAGATTCTGCATTTCGGCCAGAATGATCCGCGCATGGGGTATGTACTGGCGGATCATGGGTGCAGTCTCATATCGGTGCGTCGCCGCGATGACGGCCGCGATGCGATACAGCAGAGATCGGCGCGCTATGCGGTCTGCCCTCACCATCGCGCGGTCGCTCTTAGTGTGTTGGGTCATCCATGCCCTCCCTCTGTTGCCTGGCCGTGATGGCGAGGCCCGGTTGTTCCATGCTCGTCAGATGCCAATGCCGACACCGGGCGCAGGCGTAGGGCCAGAACCGCGTCGGGGCCTTGGCGTCTCCGCTGATATGATGCTCTCGGAGCCGGTATTGCCCCACCGTCCGCGCGCTACCCTCTGAGGCATAGATCGACTTGCGGTCGCACACCTCTGCCCTGGCCGGGTCACTGGCGGGCTGGAGCGGAGGGCGCTTCACCATCCACCTTGAAGCACAATGACAGGAAAGGCGCCCTCGTCGGTCTCACCTGACCATTCGAGAGATTTGGGATCAATACGAGTCTCGTTGGTCGGGTAGAAGGTGAAACGTCTGTGGCGAGCGTAGTGTGCCGTCACGGCGTCCGGGTCTTCCGGCTGTCCATCAGCGCCGGGGATTTCGTGGACCGCAGTAACGACACGCATAGTCCCTTCAGGGTCCAGCGCCTGAAGTTTGGCGATCAGGTCTTTGGTGGTCAGCATGTTCCAGCATCTTCAATCAGCCGCGCGATCAACGCGGTTCGCCCTGGCTCGGGCAGGGAATAGCCATCAGCCGGTGTGCTGCGCCCATCGCGGGCCGTGACGATCAGGCCGGGAAGGCCGATGTCCTCAAGCGCCTCACGGAGCCAGCAGATGCGGGCGTGAAGCCCACGACGGCTCAAGGTGTCCTGTTCCGTCCAGTGGCGCGGTCGCAGGGCTTGGATAGCCTCGACAGTGACGATCCGGCCATTGGCCTCGATCAAGGCGCAGACGATGCTTGCCCTGGCGCGCGATCCGAGAAGGTTGAACGCGGCCACCTCAAGGCCCAGGCGTTCGAGCGGGGTCATTCCACACCCCACAGGTTCGGCGGGCCATAGAGGCGGGCGCAGAGACGATGAAACCGGAGCGACCACTTCTCGAACTGGCGAGCCGTCCGTGCCGTGTCTTTCCGGCGCTTGTATTTGGCGAGGCGACGACGGGCGGTCACAGCGCGCGCCTCCCTCTGAACAGCAGCCAGTGCATGGCGAGTATCAGGCGGATCATTCGTTCGGCTCCAATCCTTCGCCAGCGCAGCGCGGGCACTTCATGATGTGGTCGAGGTAGTGGCGGGATGGTCTCTCGATGTATCCTGCACCATCACACTTGCGGCAGAACGTAGCATCGCCCTCACGCAACGCAATCTGGCGAAGGCCGGCGTCAGCCCGGTTCACGCCTTCAGCTTCGGACCTGATCCGTCTGGCCTCATCCCGGCCGACGTAATCGAACGGCTCGCTCGATTCAGGCGACATCGCCAGAGCCATCTAGCAGCCAGCGGCGTCCATGAGCGTCCTCGACATACGGACGACCTTCGCCATCGTCCTGAACGGCGGACAACACCAACTCAGCAGCCAAGGCGGGCGGATAGGTCCGACCCTTGCGGGGCTCAGGCTGGGTGAACCGCATCGCGAGAGGCCGGGCCATCGCGTGCATATCCGCCACGGTCTGAGCCCGCAGCGCGTCGTGTTCTTCCTTGGTCATCTGTCTCTCCGTCG